GCGGTGATCACGCCGGCGGGCCTGGCGGCGCTGGCCGGCTCGATTGCAACGACCGGTGAGTTCCAGATTGCTCCCGGCGTGTTCGTCAAGATCGGGCTGAAACAGGGGCCGTTTGGCGAAGGCGCGGTCACGATCGATTTTCCGAGCGAATTCCCCAACGAATGCCTGATCGCGGTGCCGATCGTCATCAACGCCCGGAGCGATATTCGTTGCGACAGCTACGCGCAGGAACGCGCGCTCACCCGCTCCAGCTTTACAGCGTTCGTCCAGAAGCAGGCGAGCGACAGCACCAATATCGACGCGATCCGCTGGATCGCCGTCGGACGCTGAAGGGACCATATCCGTGGCGAAAATCTCCGAACTCCCCCGGCTGGCCGCCCCGATCGGCGACGAAGACGTCCTGGTCGCCGATCCGCGCGACCGTGGCCTGACCAAGGCCGCCTCGATCCGCGACCTGGCGAGCAAAGCTGCGGCGCCAGCGGTTGCGTTGGCGCAGACCGCCGCCAATGATGCCCGCGCCCTCGCCGATCGCCTCGTCATCACCAGCCGCCAATTCTATGCAGGCCAGACTCGCCGCTTCGCGTATGCGGTCATCGACGGCTATGGCCGCCCGCGCGCCGGTCTGTCGGGCAATGGCGACCTCTTTGCGCAGCGCCTGACCGGCCCGGCCGGCCGTGGCGACTGGGCGATGCGTATCCTCAACAACTATGGACGCGTCGGCTTTGCGGTCGACCGTGCCGGTGCGATCACGGGTGGCGGCTCCAAGAACCAATATGCGTTCGTCGTTCGCAACAGCTATGGTCGGCCGGCTTTTGCGATCGACCTTGATGGCCGCATCTGGACGAAGGACGGGCTGTTCGGTGGGACGGCGGTGGCAGATCGTCCGTCCATCGCCCGGCACAATGCGATGGTCGCGATCCGTGCGGTTGCGCCGGACCTGATTGACCGGGCGGCGGGTGTCCGCTTCTCGGTGCTGCTGCTCGGCGACAGTCAGTGGCGCGAAAGCTGGGGCGGTGCGAACGCGCCGCTCTGCAAGGCGCTCTGGCGGCGCTATGGTTACGGCGGTCCGGGCTTCGTCGCGGTCAGCATGGCGAGCGGTGACGGTCCCGACATCAGTGGCCCCGTGCGCGGTCAGGTGGCCGTCACGCGGTCATCGGGCTGGAACGAGGTCAGCGCCGCCTGGTCACCGAGCGCCACCGCGCTGTCTGCCAGCGCGGCCGGCGCAACCCTGACCTTCGCCTATAACCAGCCGACCGCAATCGAAACCGTCCGCATCCTCCACGGTGGCGGCGATCCCATCACCTACGCGTACAACGGCGCGGCGGAAACCAGCGTCGACATCGGGGCCGGTCCCGGCGTCGTCGATCTGCCTGCACCCCCGACGCAGGCGTTCAGCCTGGTCGTGAAGAGCAAGGGCGTGCTCAACATCGCCGGGCCCGTGTTCTGTGCCGCCTCTGGCCTGGTCGTCCACAATGCGGCGATCGCCGGCTTCAGCACATCGAGCTATGCGTCCGTCGATCAAACGGCCTGGCGCGCGGCGGTCGCGCGGCTGGGCACGATCGATGCAGCGCTGATCGGGCTGGGCGGCAATGACGAAGCCGCGAACGTCACGGTCGATCAGTACGAAGCGCGGATGCGCACGATCATCACCTCGCTGCGCGCGGTTGCCGCCGGCATGTCGGTCGGCTGCATCGTGCGTGCGCAAGGTCCTCGCAACGGCGTCCCCGAGCGCATGGCCGCCTATGCCGAGCGCTTGCGCAGCCAGACCGCGCCGCAACTCGATCTGGCGTTGCTGGAGGCGGGTCTTTGCTTCGGCGTGACCTATGCCGACTATGTTTTCGACAGTCCCAAGCGGCCGCTGCTGAAATCCGACAATGTCCACGTCAACCGCGCCGGTGCGAACATCCTCGGCGCTGGCGCGGCCGAACTCCTCTTTGCCTGAAAGGATCGATCATGGTTGCTGTCTATGCGCCCGACGCCGCGTTCGCGGGCTCCGTTCTCCCCCGCGACATTTTCCTGACCACCAACCGCACCGGGCTGGTCGGTGAATTCCTGTACGGTCAGGACCTCGTCCAGTCGCGTGAGAATAGCGCCGTCCTTGGCGCAACGCCCGCGATCGAGGCGCTGAACGGCAACCCGGCGCCGCCCGTATATGGCGATCACCGAGTAGAGCTGGGCAATGGTGCCGGCCTGCAAACGAACCTGACCGGCATGGCCGCGCAGACGATCATGCTCGTCGTGAATGTGTCGCCGAGCGACGCCATCGATGCGAGCAATGTCCCCGCGTTCAGTCACATCTTTCACGGCGCGACTATCGCCGAAACCGGCCGCTTCAACGCCACGCCTGTGCTGGTCGACGGGGCGCTGAAGCTCAGCTGCTCGCCCACCGGGATCGGCATGATCACCGGCGCGGTCATCAACGCGTCGCAGCCCTATACCGCCCCGCGCGCGATCGTGACCCGCATCGGCGGGCTGGCGGCGGGATCGAAGATCGCGATCGACGAACTGAAGGGCGGCGCGCTGGTTTCGCACATCGACACCGCGACCACCGGCGATCGACCGGCTCCGACCTATGGCATCGTCTTCGGCAACTCCAACACGGTCGCGGCCGGGGGTGCCTATCAGGCCCGCCTGAAGCACATCGCCGCGCTCATCTGGTCGCGCTATCTCAGCGAGGACGAGGTGCTGGCCAGCTATCTTGAACTGCGCGCGAACCTCGCCGGGATGAACGTGCGGATTTAACTGACGCGGGTCATCGATTTGCAGGAAAACTGCAAAGGCCCAGGTCTAACCGTTCCGTCATGGCAACGATGCTGAAACCTCGCTTGCACCGGCTCTGGCTGTGGATCGCTGCCATTGAAAGGCGGCTGTTCTCTTGGGTCACGCTTGGGACCTGCTCCACCTGCGGACAGGCGTGCCCGCCGGACGATTTCGAATGCGACGATTGTATCGTCGACCGGGTGGCCTAATAAAATAGGTCTTTCTTGGGCTGTTGTAACGCGCGACGCGACAACAGCCCTGTCTCGCCACACACGAAGCATGGTCGCAGCGTGAAATCCCATGCGCGACGACAATTTCCTCGACCTGATCGGCCAAATGGCCGGCTTTGGAAAGATCGAAACCGTCGATCTGGAAGCTGGCCTGGTCACCATCAGGCAGGGCGATGTCCTGACCGCTCCCATTCGCTGGATCATGGGGGGCGGGGGCAACACGAAAGTGTGGAACCGCCCCAAGATCGGCGAACAAGTCCTGTTGATCGCGCCCGAAGGCGACATCGCCGGGGCGATCGCGCTCCGTGGCGTGCATAGCACTGCGTTCCCGCCGATCGGCGATCCCGATCGCGAGGTGATTCAGTTCGAAGACGGCGCGATCGTCGCCTACCATCCCGACACCCACGCACTGGCGCTGACGCTGCCGGCCGGCGGGACGATCACGATCGATGCACAGGGCGGTCTGACGATCAAAGGCCCCGTCACGATCGAGGGTCCCCTCGACATCAAGGGGACGGTCACCGCCAGCGACGATGTGGTCGCGGCGGGCAAGAGCCTGAAGAGCCATCTGCACGACAAGGTGCAGCCGGGTTCGGGCGTTTCGGGTAAGCCACTATGACCGGGATGGATGCCGCGACCGGCAAGATCATCTCCGGCACCGCGCACCTGGCGCAGTCGATCGGCGATATCCTTTCGACGCCGATCGGCTCGGTCGTGATGCTGCGTGACTATGGCTCCGCGCTGTTCGAGCTCGTCGACGCGCCCGCCAATGCACTGACCAGGTCGCGCATTTATGCCGCCACCGCCACCGCGCTGGCGCGGTGGGAGCCGCGCATCCGGCTGACCCGCGTCACGCTGTCCGTCGACGACCAGTCCTGGCCGCTGACGATCGAGGGGGAGCGGACCGACGCCGCCAGTCCCAGCGAATTCGTCCGCCTGACCATTCCCCTCCGCCCCGTCACTTCCTGAGGATTTCCCATGGCTTTTCTGCACGGCATCAACGTCAGCGAACCGCTCGCCGGCACCCGCCCCATTCTCGAACGATCGACCGCCGTCATCGGCCTGGTCGCGACCGCTGCTTCGGCCGCCGGCGCAGCCACGGTCGCCCTCGATGCAGCCTTCCCGTTGAACCGCCCCGTCCTGGTCACGGATGTTCGCACCGCGATCGGCGTCGCCGGCGAGACCGGGACCCTGCGGCCGGCGCTGGAGGCGATCGCCGACCAGGGCTCGCCGATCGTCATCGTCGTCCGCGTGGGCGTAGGGGCGGATGCCGCCACGACCAGCGCCAATGTCCTCGGCGGGATGGTCGACGGCAAGTATACCGGCATGCAGGCGCTGCTGGCCGCCGAGGCGCAGCTGGGCGTCCGTCCGCGCATCCTGGGCGCGCCCGGCCTCGATACCGAGGTCGTGACCAACAAGCTGGTCACGATCGCCAAGCTGCTGCGCGGCTTCGCCTACGCGTCGTGCGACGGCATCACCACCGTCGGTGCAGCGGTCGTCTATGCGCAGAGCTTCAACGCGCGCGAACTCATGCTGATCTGGCCGGACGCCACCGGTTGGAAGGGCAAGGCGATCGCCACCGCGCTCGGCCGCCGCGCGATGATCGACGAGGAGATCGGCTGGCACAAGTCGCTGTCGAACGTGCCGATCGCCGGCGTCACCGGCCTGACCGCCGATGTGCATTTCGACATCCGCGACATGTCGACCGACGCGGGCCTGCTGAACGAAGGCCAGGTTACGACGATCGTTCGCATGAATGGCTATCGCTTCTGGGGCAACCGCACGACCAGCGACGAACCGCTGTTCGCTTTCGAGACGGCCGTCCGCACGTCGCAGGCGATCCAGGACGCGATCGCCGAGACGCTCGCGGCCTTCGTCGACAAGCCGATGACCGATGGCCTGATCCGCGACATCGAGGAGACGGTGAACGCCAAGCTGGCGCAATGGGTCTCGGAAGGTCGCCTGATCGGTGGCCGCTGCTGGTTCGACAGCGCAGCCAATCCCGCCGCCCAGCTGGCGGCCGGCAAGCTGGTCATCGACTATGATTACACGCCCGTCGCGCCGCTCGAGGGGCTGCAGCTGAATCAGCGCATCACCGACAAATATTACTCGGGCTTTGGCGACCTGATCAACGCCGCCTGACCCGCGCCGCCCCCGCGCTTCCATCGTTCATTTTTAGGAAACGATCCTCATGTCCGCTCTCCCCGCCAAGCTGAAGAACTTCAACGCCGCGCTCAACGGGACGTCCTATCTGGGCGTCATCGGCGAAATCACTCTGCCCAAGATCGTCGAGAAGGTCGAACAGTGGCGGGGCGGCGGCATGCTCGGCGAGCTCGACATCGGGCTTGGCATCGAGAAGCTGGAAATGGAGATGAAGTTCGGCGGCATGGTCGCCGAACTGCTTGGCCAGGTCGGCCGCCCCGGTGTGGGCGGGACGCTCATCCGCTTCAACGGTGCGTACCAGGAGGATGCGGCCGGCGCGGTGAAGCCGGCCGAGTTGATCGCCCGCGCGAAAATCCCCGAGGTCGACCCCGGCTCGGCAAAGCCCGGCGACAATACCGAATGGACCGTCAAGGCGACCCTCTCCTACCTGAAGTGGTCGGTATCCGGCCGCCGGATCGTCGAGATCGACGTGCTCAACTCGATCTGGATTTCGAATGGGGTCGACATCTACGCGGCCATCCGCGCCGCGATGCTGATCTGATGACCCCGCCCGGCCGGGGTTCCCGGCCGCCGCCCCCATTCTCCGAACTTAGAAAGCCCATCCTCATGTCGACCGAAATCAAGACCATCCCGCTCGAATCGCCGCTGAAGCGCGACGCGGGCGCGCTGGAGGCCCTGTCGTTTCGCCGCCCGGTGTCGGGCGATTATCGCGGCCTGTCGATCGCGCGGCTGGGGCAGCTGGATTATGACGAAGTCCGCAAGCTGCTGCCGCGCATCTCGATGGACGGCCTGATCGTCGAAGAGGTCGACCGCATCGACGGTGCCGACCAGCTGGAGATCTGCGCCGAGCTCGCCGATTTTTTGTCGGTGAAGCGCCGGAAGGCGGACTCCCCGACGACGTAGAATCGTGGATGGCGGATATTTTCGCCATCCTCCCCGGCCTGCGCCTGGCCGACCTCGACGCCATGACCCTAACGACTCTGATGCGCTGGCGACGCCAGGCGGAATTGCGCACCCCCAAGGACCGCTGATTTGGATCGCTCCCTCGCCCTATCCGTCACCTTCGCCGCCTTCGATCGGCTGACGGCTCCCCTGCGCCGCATGGCCGCCGGCGCGCGGTCCACGGGCAACGATATGGCGGAAACCCGCCGCAAGGTTCTTCAGCTGGAGCGCAGCGCCAGCCGGCTGAAGGCCTTCCAGGAAGCGACGCGCAAATTTGAAGGGACCGAGCGCGAACTGGCGCAGACCCGCCAGCGCATGGACGAACTGCGCACCAGCATCGAGGGCGCGACTGGTCGCACCGGCCATCTGGCACAGCAATTCGCGGCGGCCGAGAAACGCGCAGCGCGCCTTGCCGAACAGATGGAACGCCAGCGCGGCCGTATCGATGCGCTGGGCTCCGAACTGTCCGAGGCGGGCGTCGATATCCGCGACCTGGCCAGCGAGGAACGCCGCCTCGGCACCGAAATCGATCGCACCAACGAACAGCTGGAAGAACAGCGCCGCCTCGCCGAGCGGGCCACGCGCGCCCGCGAACAGGGCGATCGGATGCGCGAAATGGGCAGTCGCATGTCCGGCGCCGGCGTCAAGTCGATCGGGCTGGGCGTCGCCAGCGCTGCGCCCCTGGCCGTCACCGCCAGCGCCGCGATCCGCTATGAAACCGCACTCGCCGGCGTCAAGAAGGTGGTCAGCGGCACCGACAAGGAGATCGCCCAGCTTAGCGAAAGCATGCTGGCGCTCAGCACGCGCGTGCCCATGAAGGCGGACGCGATCGCCGAGATCGTCGCGGCCGGCGCGCAGTCGAACATCGCCCGCCAGGAACTCGTCCAGTTCGCCGAGGATGCGGCGAAGATGGGCATCGCCTTCGACATCGAGGGCGGGGAGGCAGGCAAGATGATGGCCGCCTGGCGCGCTGCCTTTGGCCTGAACCGCGCCGGCGTCGTGCAGCTGGCCGACCAGATCAACCTGCTCGGCAACAAGGCGGGCGCGCCGGCGACCGTCATTTCGGAGATCGTGACCCGTATTGGTCCGCTGGGCGGCGTCGCCGGCCTGGCGTCGGGACAAATCGCGGCGATGGGCGCGACCCTCGCATCGATGGGGATCGAGAGCGAGATTGCAGCGACTGGTATCAAGAACACGATGCTGGCGCTGACCAAGGGGACCGCCGCGACGAAGGGGCAGGAGACCGCGTTTAAGACGCTCGGGCTCAGCGCCGTGAAGGTGTCGAAGGACATGCAGCGCGACGCGGCCGGCACGATCATCGACGTCATGCGTCGGATCGGCCGTCTGTCGAAGGAACAGCAGGCGGGGATGATGACCGAGCTTATCGGCTCGGAGTCCGTGGGCGCGATCGCGCCGCTGCTGACCCAGCTGGACCGGCTGTCGACCAACCTCAACATGGCGGCCGACCGCACCCAATATGCCGGCTCGATGCAGGCCGAATTCGACGGCCAGAACGCGACCACGGCCGCCGGTCTCGACCGGCTGCAGAACCGGGTCGACCGGCTGAAGATCAGGCTCGGCGATCAGCTGCTGCCCGTCGTTGAACGGGTCGGGGGCAAGATCGGCGATCTTGCCGACCGCATGACGGAGTTTGCCGCGCGTCACCCCCGACTGACCCAGGCGGTGATGATCGGCGCTGCGGCGATCAGCACCGCCATGATCGTGATCGGCGGCATGGCGGTCGCGATCGGTACGACGCTGGGGCCGCTGGCTTATTTGGTCACTGCCCTGCGCACCCCCGCCGCAGCCGCCACCATCATGCAGCGGGCGCTGCAGATGCTGTTCGCGCCCTTCCGTCTGCTCTTTGGCCTGGTCCTGCGTCTGTGGCCGCTGCTGCGTTTCCTGGGCGGCGCGTTCGGCACCGTGGCGCGCTTCGCATGGATGGCGATCACCGCGATCGCCGCGCTGATCGGTGCGCCGGTCTGGGCAGTAGCGGCGGTCACGGCCGCCGTGATCGGGCTTGGCGTCCTCCTGTACATGTATCGAGACAAGGTCTTTGCCTTCGGCAAGCAAATCCTGTCCGCGTTCCAGAACATGCCCGCCATCTTCAAATATGCGGGGCAGATGATGATGGAGGCGCTGCTCAGCGCCCTGTCGCCTGCGCGCCTGGTCGGTCACCTGATCAGCCTGGGGCAGAAAGGGATCGCCGCTTTCAAGGCGGTTCTGGGCATCCACTCCCCCAGCCGCGTTTTCGCCGCGATGGGCGGTCATATCATGGGGGGGCTCAGCCAGGGCCTCAACCGCGACGCCGATCGGCCGGTGGGCCTGGTCCGCGATACCGGCAATCGGCTGACCCGGGCGATGGCGATCACCGTCGCGGCCGGATCGCCGGCTGCGGCGTCGGCCGCCGTGCCGCCGGGCAATCGCCCGCCAGCGCCGGCCGGGATGACCGTGCATATCGCCAGCCTGACGATCCATGCGCAGCCCGGGCAGAGCGGTGCGGATCTCGCCCGCGATTTCCGCAAGGAACTGGAGACGGTTGAGCGCGACCAGGCGCGCCGGGGCCGCAGTGCATTTGTGGATGACGAATGATGAAGCTGGCATCGCTCGGTCTGTTCGTCTTCGACGCATCGACCTTTCCGTTTTCCGACCTGAACCGCCGGCGGGATTGGCGCTATGGCGCGGCCCCGCGCATCGGCGATCGCGACGCGACTCAGTATCTCGGCCCAGGCGACGAATTGGTGACGCTGACCGGTGCGCTCGTCCCCGAGGCGGGCGCGCGCTACGGCTCGATCAAGACGCTGGCGACCATGGCCGACCAGGGCGAGGCCTATCCGTTCGTCGACGGCTCCGGTGTCGTCTGGGGTAGCTTCATCATCCTGTCGATGGATGAGCGACGCCGCGCGCTCCTAGTAGACGGGACGCCGCGCATGATCGATTTCACCGTCGAGCTCCGCCGCGTCGCATGACCTTCGTCCTGCCGATCGCCGATTTCCGCCTGACCCTGGCCGGGCACGATTTGCGCGGCGACATCTTCGCCGCGATCGCCGAGGTGGTCGACATCACCGCCAAGGTCCGTCCCCGCCTCCTATCGTTGACCCTGACCGAAAAGCGGGGCGGGGAGGCGGATCAACTCGACATCCTTCTCGATGACGCCGATGGCCAGATGGACCTGCCGAAAAAGGGCGCGGCGCTGCAGCTGAAGCTGGGATGGCGCGCGGGCAGCACCGTGCCTGTCGGCCTGGTCGACAAAGGCCGATTCCTGGTCGACGAGGTGGAGTGGTCCGGCCCGCCTGCCCAAATCCGCATCACCGCGCGGTCGGCTGACCTGACCAGCAGCTTTCGTGTCCGACGCGAAAAGAGTTATCGCGATACGACGCTCGGCGCGATCGCGCAGCAGGTGGCGCAGGCGCATGGCTGGACCAGCCGGATCGACCCGACGCTGGCCGCGATCGCCATCCGCATTTTGGGTCAGAACCATCAAAGCGATATGGCGCTGCTCCGCCGCCTCGGTCGCGAACATGACGCCGTCGCCACGGTGAAGAACCGCACGCTGATCCTGTCGCCGATCGGCAAGGGTGCGACCGCGACCGGGCGGTCCTTCCCCGCGATAGCGCTGTACAGGCGCGACGGCAGCGGGTTCGTCTATCGCGAGGTCGACCGCTCGGCCGAGGCCGGTGTCGAGGCCCGCTGGCATGATCAGAACAGCGGCGATCGCAAGACGGTGAAGGTGGGCGGTGTGAACGGCAAGGCGAAGGCGCACCGCCTCCGCCGCGTCTATCACAGCGAGGCGGAGGCCCGCGCGGCGGCCAGCGCCGCCAACAACCGTAATGCTCGCGCCGAGGCCGAATTTGAAATCGCGCTCGGCTATGGCCGCCCCGACTATCAGCCCGAACAGCCGGCCGCGCTGCACGGCTTCAAGCAGCAGGTGGACGCACGGCGCTGGATCATCGCCGAGCTATCCCACAGCCTCGACGGCTCCGGCGGACTGGTGACGAAGCTGAAGCTGGAAACTAGCGGTTAGCAGTCGCAACGCGGATCGCCGCTTGTTCAAATGCTGCGGCCTATCTAAATTCTATATCTGTCATCCCAGTTATATTTTTCGGAATTTTCCCGTAGTGAGACCTTCAAGTTCTCTACAAATTTGTCCGCATCGCATTCTGGGACATTGTTCATATCATACGTTGTACCATCTCTAAGCTCTCTTAGTAGATCTTGGACGGATGTCTTCAACTTTTCGTCAAACTTAATTGCCACGTAAGCTTCGTAGGGCTTTCCAGATGTCCCACGCGGCAAGCCAATCCGGCGTTCAAAATCGGGAATGCTAACTGCATGAGATACAGCTATTCCCTTGCCCTTTGCGTCATTGACCAGTTTTCGTATGCTTAAATTGTGTGCCCACGAGCCCGATTTTGTTCTTGATCCATCCTTGTTTACGGCTTCGCGGTCTTTGGAAAGAGGCCAGTCGCAGTCATGAAGTATGCCAAAATCCTTTTTGAAATGGATTAGCATTTCCATAATTGCAATAAGTTGTGGTTTACCATTTGCCTTAATTATTGTAACCTCATCGATAAGTTCGTGACCTATCTCCACGACCGCAGCAATAAAGGCGGCGTGCTCGGTGTCACCTTCCACGATTATTGGGTATGTGCCAAAGAATACCTCGCAAAAACCAGGGTCCATCTCTTGGATGGCCTTGAGGTCTTTTTGGTCGCCAAATTTGAATTCTGTATCTTCTAGGCGGAAGGTTTTCGGGTGGGGGGACCCGCTAGCGGTGCCTCGTTCTAACCGTAATATGGTGGAGTGATCAGCAGTAGGATTGATAAAAAGGGGTGAGTGAGTTGTCAGCATTACTTGCCACTCGGGTTGCGAAGCGAGCTCATATAGCTGTCGCTGCGCAGCCCTAGCTGCGATAGGATGGAGGGCGTTTTCCGGCTCATCTATAAGAAGAATGTAGCCTGGCAGGGCCGGGTCTTCACTATCTTGAGGCAGGGCTCCGCCAGCTTTTAGCGAGTCTATCTGCGCCTGCAGTTCGGATAATTTGTCTTGGTCTTTTTCGGTCCTGGCTTTTTTCTCCAAATCGCCGACGCGGGCGGACCTTAGCTTTTTGTCGCCATCAAGTTTATTCCGAACCTGAAGCATCGTCCAAAAAAGCGCGCGTTGTGCACCTGAGCCTTGCTGAGACAATCGAACCTCCGCGCCGCCGTCTGTGATGCGTAAGCTTGATCCGTCAGCAATAAGCTTGGTCGTATCAGGCAATGATGCCTGAATATTGAGTTTAACGGAAAGGCCCGGGAAAACGCTGACGAAGCCTTTTTCTACGTCAGCTGCGGCGGCAACGAAATTTGCCTCTTGCTCCTTAACGATAACATCAACGCCATTGAGCAAGCCTTTCATTGCTTGTGAAAGCTGAGTGCTTGTATCGGAAGTTGCAGCTGTAAGTGCCGTATTGATAGGCTCTAATACGAGCTTAAGTAATGCCTTTTCTTCCTCGGATGGGTCATTTCTCGCGCCAATCCGAACAGGATGCGGTAATCTCGAATTAAATACATTATCGGCGCCGCTAGCTTTTCCCGTAGTGGAGTAGCCGCCATTGTCATCTTCCGATTGGTCTGGTCTTTTGGTTTGCCGTATTGGAAACGAACCCTTAATGTTAATATTTTCTTCTTTCCATTGCCATCGGCTTTTAATGATGCGTAAATCGCCTTCAGCGTGCTTCCATTCATCACTTATCTTGGTAATTCCATCGGGTATGTGAATTTCAAGAATGACCTCGGAAGGTTGGTCGGCGGGTGCATTGGCATGGCGATCACGATCCCAATCAAATTTTGCAGACCCTTGCGCTAATTCATATGCACGAAGGATGGTGGACTTTCCGGAATTATTACGTCCTACAATGCAAACTATATCGTCTAGGCGAACGCTTATGCCCTCTGGTCCAATGCAGCCAATATTGCGAATGTGCATGCGGACTAGCTTGGATCGCTTTTCAGCGGACATTGACATTACCCCCCCTGGTGCTGGCTTGAAGTGTTCAACGGCGAAGGTCAGCGCAGTCCGAACTGTGCCTTCTGAACCAGCTTCCCGTCCTGGAACATCGCGTTCATGTTGGCACCGATCGATCCGTCCCACTGGTACATGACGGTTTCGGTCCCAGCCATTTCGTTGCGGGACAATTCCTGGCTGGGCTTGCCGACGATCGCGACGACCTGGTCGAACGTCATCCCGTTCTTCACCCGGTTGTAACCGTCCATCGTCAGCGCGGGCCCGACGTCAGACGCGGTGGTTTCGGAGCCGCTGCCCCCAGGTGCAACGACCGTGTTCGTCTTTCCGCCATCGATCATCGCCCCGATAATGACCAGCACGATCAGAACGATCGCCACGATACCGCATCCCTTGGCCAAGCCCCGACGGGGCGCGGCGGCGGGGGCAGGGGCGGCGTTATCGCCTCTCAGCAATGCAGCCTTCTGCGCATCGAATTCGGCATCGGTCAGGACGCCCTGGTCGCGCAGCTGCGCCAAGCGCGTAAGCTCTTCGGAAATATTGGTCATTCGATCATCCTCCCCCAATTTCGCCACCCGGCGCAGCCACAATCGGAACCACTATGGTTGCAATGTCGGCGTGCCCTCAGGAGACCGCCACCCGTGCAAAATCTTATCTGATTATGCAGGGGTGGCAGCGCCCCGCCCACCTCGCCAAGCGGCGCTTAATGCATGAATTTCCTGTCATTTCGCCGCGTACCCAGGCGATCGAAATACGCATCCATCTTCAACCGGCCGGGCTCGCGCAGGCGTACTGCGCCCGCATCATCTTCCGCCGCCAAGGCCTGCGATATCATCCAGAGTATATAGCGCTCGGTGATCGCCGCCTCGACATTGGTGCCGGCGATGAGCTCCGCACGGGTTGCGGCGCGTCCCTCCGCGTCCGCGACATACAGCAGCAGCAGCATGTCCCAGGCGGGCTCGCCAAACCCGTCCTCGATGCCGGCGAAGGCCGCGTCGCGTTCCCGTCGCGCCGCGTACATCTCGGCCGCGATCCGCGCGCGTTCGACGCGGATCATAGGCAAGGCCCCATCAGGTGCCGATCGGCCGCCCGTCCAGCGTCTTCCAGTCCGGCTCGATCAGCCCTGCCGCGCGCCGCATGCGATAGCGATACGTGCCCACGGCGGTCGCAAGCAGCATCGGATACGCCCATATCTGAAGCTGAATCGCGTACCCGGTCGCCTGCATTGCCGGATCGAGCAGCTTGGCCAGATGCGCCACGATCGCGGCGAGCTGCCAACCCGCGACCCATAGGGGCCAATGCCGCGTGCACTTCGCCGCCAGCACCAACAGCGCCCCCAGCAACGTCAGGTCGACCAGCAGCGATCCCGTTGCCAGCGCGGTGTACGCGCTGCCGTCGATCAGCCGGTGCACCGCCTCGTCCGCCGCGAACGCCCCAAGCTGGAGCAGCGCCGACGCCCGTTCGGGCGCGCCGCCCCGTGCCAGCGCATAGGCACTGCACAGGGCGAGCAGCCCGAGGAAGAGATAGAGGCTCATGGCCCACCCCATCGGGCTCTGACACGCACCGCGTCAACCGGCTGTCATGCGGCATTGGCGGCGGTGGGGGCCGCGACGGCCGACAGATGGCCCGACGTGCGGCTTGGCATGACCACGTCGGCTTCGCGCGGCGTATCGCCATGGTCGCCATAGGCGCGGGCCGGGACGTTCATCCCGTCCGCAATATCGCGGAAGCCGTAATGCGCCGTGTGAACCGCCTTGCGCGTGGCGTGCAGTGCCTGCTGCGCGACGATCATCTGCTCGATCGAGTCGTGTCCGGTATGCAGCGGGAGACGCGCGGTGCGGCGTCCTTCGACGGCGGCGGCCTGCGCCTGCGCCAGCAGCGCAAAGGCCTGATCCAGCAAGCGTTCCGCCTTGATGAGGGGCAGGCCGACCGCCTGCGCAACACCGATCTTGGTTTCCAGATTTGCCATATCGACCTCCCCAGCGGGGGAGGCCCCCGCGATTATCCCGTGAGTCGATCGAAGGCGCGAAGCATCGGCTTTGCGACCGGGGGAAGTCCGCTACCCAGCGCCATGGCCAGCGCCAGGGCAGCAAGCGATGCCACCGCGATCAGTCCGATCCGAACCAGCGTCTGTCCCAGCGATAAGCTGTTTAGACGCCTTGCTCCTCCCAAAGCGGGCCAGAACGGGACCCCTTCGATCGACGCCTCTGGGGGTAGGCGGGGCGGCACCGGGTCGAATACCCGTGCAGAATCCCATTGGTATTCGGCAGGGGGTGCTTCGACGGGTACGAATTCACGCCCCTCAGGCAATATGGGCGTTTCGCCGAAGACCATTTCGGCCGCTTGGCGACGATCGCGAGCGCCGAGCGTTTTCACTGCCTCTGCGATATACGCATCCACTGTCGATTTGCTGACGCCCAACTCCGCCGCAATTTCTTTCGACGTGGCCCGACGGGACCATACCAGGCGCAGGCATTCACGCTGGCGCGGGCTTAAAGGGGTGGCGGGATCGATGGTCATGGGCGGCCAGCTATGACCGACGAGGTGTATCGGTCCATTCCGGCCTGCGAATATGGGTGCCGGCCTTGCGACATCAAATGCTCAGTCATCGTGTCGGTTCGGGATGCCCGCTGGCGGCGGGTGCATCAGCTGATGATGACGCCTCGATCGGGACCAGCTGCGCCGGCGAACCGAAGTGAAGATCTCGAACGCGCGACAGCGCGGTGGGAAGCATCTCAGCAAGCTGCAGAGCTTGCTCGTCCGGCGTGGCATCCTGATCGACCAGGGTCAGCATCCCGTCGAACATCCGCTTCAGCGCCGCAACCGGGGGAAGAACCATCGGCATCATGATCGCCGTCACCGCCGGTTGAGGCGGGGGCGGCGGGGCGTTTTCATCGGGGTCGTCGGTTTCGCCAGTCAGGTATGCAGGCGTCGTCTGAAGCTCGCGCGCGATGCGATGGATGTGCGTCGAGCCTCTCGACTTCCCTACGATCAGCTTATGAATCGTCTGCTGCGATACATCGATGCGCCGAGCCAATGCCGATTGGGACAGTCCAATCTGGGTCAATCGCTCCGCAATCCGCCGCCCATCGATCATGCGCCGGAACCTACAACCAAAGTTTTTGGATGACAGAGGCGTAATGTTGTTGACCGGCCCACAACTATAGTTCTAGGTGGGCACATGGATGCCGCCGATCCCATTGAAATCATGCGAATCGCGATTCGGCGCGCTGGGTCTCAGTCCGCGTTGGCGAGATTGCTTGGTGTGAGCCAGGCAGCGGTATCCAAGTGGGATCGGCTATCGAAGCCCTTGCCTCATCAACATGTTCTAAAAGTTGAAGAAACACTGGGTCTGTCGCGCCATGATTTGCGACCGGACCTGTATCCGCGCGATGTCCAATTGCCCGCCCCATCGGCACCGCCGTTGATGGTCCCGGCAAACGAAAACGGCATTCCCTCATGACGCGCGCGTCATCCAACCTGTTTCCCCCTTCCGGCCGCTTGCAGACCGGCCGGGAAGCACGTGGCGGTTTGGCCGTCCTCCGCCCGTGCATGCCCTGTCTGCGCTTCCCGAGTGACCTGATGGCTGCCGATTGTCTCCCAGAATCGGCAGCCATCTTTCTGGTCGACCAGTTGGGGCGCTGGCAGGCCGCCCCGTGCAAGCGTGCTGCCTGGCCGGGCGCCCGGCGCTACCCGTCTGCCACCCGTTTCGAGGCCCGCGCATGACCGCGGTTAAGCCCCCCATGTCGATCGAGGCGGCGCTGGCGCGCATCGCCGGGCAGCTGGAAGGCAGCTGGGCCGAGATGGCCGAGATCTGCAACCGCGCCCCTGCAACCGTGTACGCCTGGGGCAATGCCAACATGGGTGACTCGATCCCCATGGATTGCGCCATCAAGCTCGACATCGCGTACATGCGCGCCGGCGGGATCGGCGCGCCGATCAAGTCGGTCTATGATTTGAAGGTCGATTGCGCGAACCGCATGGCGTTCGCGGATCAGGCCGAGCTCGCATCGCTCACCGGCAAGCACATCAAGGAAAGTGCCGAAGCGACGATCGCCCAACTCGCCTGTCATCAGCCTGGTGCAACCTCCAACGATTTGCGGACGGCCATCCGCGAAACGCAGGAAGCCGCCGAGGCAACACTGAACACGCTGGCCGCACTCAAAAAGAGCGCAGGGCTCGACCGGGGGGACAGCGTGTCCGGGGGTTCCTCATGAGCGACGTTGCGAAGAAAGACCAAAAGATGCGCCTCGCTTGCCCGCACTGTGGCAGCGAGACGCGCATCCGTACCAGCCGGACGGTCAGCACGACCTATCGCCAGCTGTACCTGATGTGCCTCGATCTGGGCTGCGGCTTCACCTTTGCCGCCGACCTGACGATCACGCACGGGCTATCGCCTAGCGGCAAGCCGAATCCCGGTTGCCACCTGCGCATGGCCCCGCCGCGCCAGCGTCCGGCGAACGACAGTCATCCTTCGCGTCGTCGCGGCCCGGAGGTGCCGCCGCCCGCCGCGAACGAAGACAGTCCGGCCGACGAAGCGACCGTCTAAAAAACCGCTCTTTCCCTTTCAGTCTGAGCCGTCCCGCCGTCGAACCCCTACGGCCGGGAACGGCTCTTTGCGTGCCCGAGAAACCCGATGATCCCTGTCCATGACCGAGCCGCCCGATGAGCCCCGCCCTGCGCGCATCCTCCGCCGCCACGGGCCTGATCGGCCTGACGATCGGCGCGGCGCTGTCCGGCCATCCGGCCGTCGCCGTCGCGCTCCTCGCCGGCGCGGTGTGGCTGGTCATCTGGAACTTCGGAAAGCTCCGCGCCTCCATCGAGGAGAAGAAGTCGTGAACCGTCCCATGCCGTCGGGCCGACCGATCCCGGTCGAGCCGATCCATGTCTTCATCGACGATTTCCAGGCCCCCGCCGCGCACGGCGTCCGGACCGTCATCCACCCGCAGGACTGCACCTGCCGCCAGTGTCAGCCCGACCGGCCGCACGCGCAGGCGATGGCGCTGCTGACGATCGTCGGCTTCCTGGTCGCTACCGCGATCGCGCTGTTCATCGACCCGGCCGGCGTGATCGCCGTGCTGGCGGACATGGTCGGGGTGCGGTCATGAGCGCGGTTCGCGAAACGCTGGCGCGGATCGTCGGGGCCTATGTCATGATCGACGCGGTCGACATCACCGACGACGCGGACCTGATCTGCGACCTTGGGCTGGGGACCGTCGACCTGGTCACGCTCGCCACGCGCATCGCCGGCGAACTGAAGATCATGATCGGCGGTATCGAGGCCACCGAATGGAAGACGTTCGGAGACCTGGTCGCGATGGTCGAGATCCGCGTCGCCAGCCTGGCGATGGTCACGGCGGCCGAACAGCGCCTGTTCGTGGGGATCGACATGGCCGAGCTCGACCGGCTGACCCAGAGCATCAACGGCCCGATCGAGGCGCTGATCGCCAGATGGCCGGCGGACCAGGCGGGGGCGCAGCTGCTGGCGGCGGCAACCCTGCGCGCCCTGCTGATCAACCAGGCGCGGATCATCACCCTGAGCGCGACGACGCTCGCCGATATCCCGGCCCTGCTGATGGGCTGTGAGGCGATCGTCCGTGAACGGGTCCAACAGACCACTGACAAAATGCTTCTGGAGATCGCCCGTGGCTGATCACGAAAAAGGTATCGACGGCGAAGGCAATGTCACCGCCGATGAACTGCGCCTGCTGATCGAGCGCGCCGAGCGGCTCGAGGAAGAATAGAAGGGCATCTCCGACGACATCAAGGATGTGTTCGCGGAGGCAAAGGCGCGCGGATACGACCCGAAGTCGATCAAGAAGATCATGGCGATCCGCAAAAAGCGCCGCGAGGAGTACCAGGAGGAAGAGGCGATCCTCCATGTGTACATGAAGGCGCTGGGGATGATCTGATGGCCGGGGGTGGCGTCAGCACGCGGCCTAAGCGGGTCCGCCAGATAGTGCGGACCCTGCAAGGCGGCTGCACAACCTGTAACGGATCGTTGGCGATGTGGGTCGGTCCGCATGCGCAGGCCGTCGCGGCGCGTCATCACGATGCGACCAGGCACCAGACCTGGTGCGATGTCACCCTTTGCTATGTCTATGGCGCGGACGCCAAAGACGATCGCCAGACCGACATTGAAGACGCGATCGCGCAAGCCAGCCAATGACCGCTCCTTATTTCATACTCGATAGCACGAACTTTTTGACGGGGGTGCGCCCATGATGACGTATTCAGTCGTTCGCTTGGACACGCGATTAACGCGGGCATCCCAGATCGGGCGCGGCATCCGAATAGAGGGGCCGGATTTAGATATGCTCGTGAAGCTAGGTCTTCTCGACATCACCGCCCGCGCAAAGAACGAATTTTTGAAAGAACAGGCCGAATGCCGCGACGCCAGACTCCGGTCTATCAACGAGGAAAATACTGGCTCGACTTCGACCGGAAGTCAGACGGGACCCTCCGCAGCCCCAACCTCTACATCTTCTGGTACGACCCAGCGGCGAAGCGTGAGCGCAGCGCGTCAACGTCTACAACAGATGAACGCATAGCGACCCAGAAGCTTGATCAGCGCTATCTCGCCGATCGCGGGGAGGCGGCTGCGTTCTGTGAAACCTGCGGGCAACCGCTGACCCAGGCGAAGTCGTACCTGCTGACCGATGCGATCGCCGATTACAATCTAGAGTGGGGTTGCAACCAGGTGTCGGCCGACACGATCGTGTCGCGCCTGAATCACGTCACGGCGTTTCTCGATGCTGAAGAGGCGCGCGGTGCCGAAGGCCGCTTCGGCCCGGCGACGACGTGCGAGCTCGCCTGCAGCAAGGTGTTCGTGACCGCCTTCCGCGCCTGGTCCCGCCAGGAGCCGGTGGTCTGGAAGAACAAGAACAAGCAGGTCGTCCGCAGCCGGCCGCGCTCCCCGGCCGCAACCGAGGCGGCGATCGCGCAGCTGATCGCCGTGCTCAACCATGCCGCGAACGCTGAACCACCCCGCGTGGACAAGCGTCCGATCTACAAGCCTATCCCGGCCAGCCAGGTGCAACGCAAGCGCCGCACTCGGATCGGGATTGAGGAAATCGCCGAGATGCTGGCCTACGCGGCCGAGCCGGATCGCCAGCGGGAATCGCTGCATGCGTTCCTCGTCGCGTCAATCTGTACGCTCGCCCGCCCGGGCGCGGTGGTCGACATCAACGTCGCGCCCGATCGCGGCCAGTGGTGGGCGGGATCGCCCACGATCGACCTCAACCCCGCCGGCCGCGCGCAGAACAAGAAACACCGAGCGCTGTTGCCGGTCGTCCCGCTGCTCGATCGCTGGCTGCGCGAAGAGCTCGCCCGGTATCAGGCGCTATCGCCCGAGGATCGCGAGGGCCGGGGCTGGCTGGTCAACTATTATGGCCGCGCCGTCCAGGACGTCGACCGCGCCTGGGACTCGATGCTCCGCAACCTCAAGATGCCCGAGACGAAGGAATGGAAAGCCTACGTCATGCGCCACAGCCTGGCGACGCTCGTCCGCAATCGCGGTGCCGAGCGCTGGGACTTGGAAGGGTTCATGGGTCACCGCTCCGGCAGTCAGACCGAAACCTACGCGATCGGCGAATTTCCGACCGTAGTGACGGCGCTGAAGAGCATCATTTCCGATTTGGACGCTCTGAAGCCCGGTGCCTTGTACCGGAATGTCACCGGAGCAGGCCAATCCTACGCCTTCGAGAAGGGGGGGATAAAATGA